AAGTCGGTTGAAGACATATTCTCTTCAATCTCATCCTGGTCATAACCCATGGCCAACAAATCAGCCATGGTGGCCATTTGCCGGTGGGCAATGATGGTCGAATCGTCAAACGATCTGGCGCGTCTGTCCAGTAGCAGCTCTTCGGGTGGCACGGCCATGATCCTGATCCGGCCATCCTTTGTGATGCGCTTGATCTGCACATCATGGATCATGGCTGGGGGCGCCATAACTGGCTGGCCAGTCATAGGGTCCACAGTAGATATCTGCAATTCATCAATGCTTGGGTCAGGATAAGAGACCACAATCTTGACCTCACCACCAGGCTCTTGCATCAGCATTTCTAGGGTCTGGTCATCAAGGCCCGTATATTCCTCGATTCGGACCTTCTCTTCGTCTTCCCACCAGAATTTGGCAATGCCGCATTTGCGTACCAAAGAATCCTTAAAAATTGCATAGGCCGTTAAGAACCCAGAATTGTCATTTTGGAAAATGTGGTTGCAATAGTCGGTGGCCTGTTGGGCCATCTTGGTGTCTTCGGGTCCCTTGGGTGCAAATTCCACCACATTCTCAGAACTAAAGAAAACGCGCATCAGGCTTGGCAGCATGGCCGAGACAGTGTCCCGCACTTCCATGGCCACCACCTTGCTGTTGCCCTCGACCTCATTGCCAAATAAATCACCGCGATAGTATTCAGTCCCCTTGGCGCGTGTAGGCGATAAGTCGCTGTCCACATAGCTGATGGCATCAGTTAAATCTTGGGTAATGATGGCTTGCAGTTCCATCTCATCCATTGGCTCGGTGGCTGCAATGTCGGTGGATAGGTTTTCAATATCGTTCATTTCAATCCCCAAAAATATAGGTCGTGTGGTTTAACGCACTGGCCAAATTTGTATTGTTTAAAGAGAGGCTTGAAGTCATTGAAATCTTCCTCCCTCAAATTTTTGTAATAATCGTTTGTAAATGGCGCGTCAGTTGGTGAAGTTCTGGTCGTGCCATGCTCTGGTCTTCCTATTGTGGCACAGGAGAAAATCACCAGACCACCCTCCCGCACCAAGTCAATCATCTTTTGGAATGTCTTTTCCCAGTGTTTGTCATGCTCAAAGCACTCGCATGAGATGACCACATCAAACATCCCGTCTGGGTATGGCAGCTCATGGCCGGTGCAGACAATGTCCACCCCTGGTCCCTCACCCAAGTCACAGCCAATGTATTTGTCTGGATTTTCAAAAAACTGCCTGACGCTGCCATTGATGTCCAAAGAGCCAATTTCCAAAATCTTGGTCTGGATGAAGTATTCTGGGAATTGAGTCTTTACAGCGGCCACAAAATCAAGTTGTTGCTGGTGACTCATTCAAACCACGCCTTCGCATATTCGGGCCGATTCTCTTTGAGCCATGGCAGCGCATCCTCATGCAGTTTTTGAAAGTCCACGCCAATCGTGTTGCTGCCAATGTGGTGGACATAACTGGCTGACACAAAATGTGCATAGCCTTTTCTCACTAAATCCATACAATGCACATCATCTGAGTACCAATTCAGAGGGGGAAACTTTGCCTCTTCAAATGCATCACTTGATATCCATGCAAAGATTGGGCTGATTTCTTGCACCAATCTGACGTAGCTTTCAGACGGGTATTTAAAGCCATTGAGCTTCTCGCCTTCTTTGCTGACCCGCACATTCTGACAAGGCCGTGCCGCATCGCACCTTGCCGCTACCCAGCCAGGCTTGACACTGTTCATGCTTCTCACGATCTGCACATCTTCCATCAGCACTTTCACGCTGGTAGGTGTCAGCACTATGTCGTCATTGGCCACAATGCAAGATGACCAGTCTTTCATGGCCGCTTCAATTACTTCGTTGTAATCCTCGCCAAAGTTCCTTGGCTGGCCATAGATTTTGTAATCGGCATCAAAATGCTCGATGACCGACTCAGGGCCGCGCAGATAAACCGGACACTCTGGCGCGTATTGCCTGATTGACTCCAGCAATACGGCCAGGCCATGGCCTTTGACAGTGGCAATGACAATTGGAGAGATCATTTCTTTGCCTTATTCCTAGCTGAAATATTAGCCGACTTGGCCTTGGCATCAGCCTTGGAGCTTGCACCCCATGCCTTCAATGACAGCAGCAGCCTGGTCGGCTCACCGCCCTTCATCTCAGGACCAGGCATATTGCCCATGCGCGCCAAGAATGATGCGCGCCTTGGGTTATCGCCAGACTTGACTGGCGCTTTAAGGTCCATACCAGCAGCCTTCGCACTGGCACGGCCCTTGGCATTTAAGCCGCCAGAGGGTGACTTACCCTCTTTACGCTGCCAAGCCGGTGTCTTCATTTCTTTGGCTTCTTTGCAGTCTTGGCCGCAGCCTTAAAGTCAGCAGCTGATGGCGCGCCTTTTGTGCCAGGCTTGCGCATCTTCTCGCCAGAGCCTTCTTTGATACGCTCACGCTTTGCTGCGATATTGGAATACAAACCTTGTTTCATTCCTCTTCTCCCTCTTCATAGTTTTCAGATTCTTCACCCTCTTGCTCACCCGTATTGGGACCACCCACCACCCATGCATCGCACGTTCTGCTGGCTGCGCACTTGAAATCAAAGATTTCACAGTAACCAAGGTCGGCCAGCTTGATTGTTCCCCATGGGTCTGCTTCCATGCCAATGCCTTGGGCAATGCATTGTTTCAGCTTGTCAGACACATTGAATGCCGCGCAGTTACCGCATAGGCTTTTCTTTGAGTCTTCAATGCTGATGTCCCACTGGTCTGACTTCTTGCGCCAAAAAGCCTCGTTTGGCAGTTTGGGATTCTCAGGACCATAGCTAGCGCTGGTGATTGCCTTGGCGCGGTTTTTTAGGTTAAGGGTGATGTCTTGCGTGGGCATGGGGCAGTTCTCGCCTGCGCTCATGTCCTCGCCTTCCTCTTTGTCCATGACCTGATCCATGGTGCGTTTTAAAGTAGCCATTATTTTTTCGCCTTGTTTGTAGCCGTGCGCTGACCGCGCATTGGCATCTTTGCTTCAGACATTGCAATGGCAATGGCTTGTTTAGGATTCTGAACAATTTTGCCAGTTCCACCGCTGTGGAGCTTGCCGGCTTTGTACTCACCCATCACCTTGCCGACCTTCTTTTGTGCTTTACTCATTGCCTTCATAGGTTTCCCCCATTGGTTTGTCAATACCCGAATTATGCAACCCTGACAAGGTTTCTGCGCAGGGGCTGAGACCACTTATTGCTGCCTGCACTGCCGTACATCCCCATCACCGCATCAGACGCAAATGTCAGGACAAAGGCATCGGCCTTGTCTGGGCTTGGCAATCCTCTGCGCTTGATCTCGTCTTTACCCTCAATGGCGATCTTGCCGTTTGAAGTGAATGAGTACCGCACTGTGGCCAGTTCAGCAATCAAGACCTCATCCTTTGGCATCTTGCAGTCCCGCGCCTCAAGCCAGGCGCGTGCTTTGTACCAAAGTTCAGCCTTGAGATTTCTGTAAGTCCCACCCATCGCGGGTGATTCCGACACATTGATCCCTCTGGCCGGCAGGCCCAGCTCCCGCAGCCGGTCCACCACCCCAGCGCCAAGGCCAATGCTATCCACCAGTATTTCCTTTGGCTGCTGGCTTGGCGGCAGCGCCTGGTACTCGGCCACCACCGCGCCAGTCAATTGCATCAGGTCCAAATTTTTCCATGTCCTGATCGCTTCAGTCACCGCATTGCCCTGGCGCTTGCACAGTGCTGACCGGTCACTTCCAAACCTTGCCACATCCAAGCCCCATAGCATTGGCGCGTAGTCACTTGGCGCCACATCCCGATTTACCGCACTCTCCAGTAGGTCCATGGCAATCACAGTGTCATCATCCCCCTTGGGGAATTCACCGATCACGCGAATCCGGTAGACGTTACTTTCCTCGCCATAGCGCATGGCCATTTCTTTGACGTACTCATCTGAGACACGCGGCGAGTCAGTGCAGGCCACTTGGAATGTGGTCCACTCATCAGCCAGGCGCGTGTGGGTGTCGTAGAAAAACCCAGAGCTTCTGACCGGATTCCCCAATAACAGCGTCACCGCATTGTGGCCAGACATCGAGCCAGCTGCCGCCTCGAACACTTGCTCTGGCACACCAGAAGCCTCATCAGCCACCAGCATCACATTCTCTGAGTGAATCCCCTGCAAAGCCTCTGGCTGCTCGGCCCGACTTGTCCTGGCTGAAATAAACATCTCGGTCGGTGCAGCATTGAATTCAATCCTCTCTTGCTTGACAGTCAGCAATCCCTGCAAAGGCAAAGGCATCGCGTTGATCCAGCGCTTCAATTCAGCAAACATCGCGTCATAAAGCTGAGAGCTTGTCGGTGCAGTGACCACCACCTTGACGGGCGATCTGGTCATAAAGTACCAGAGCATGGCCCAGCTGCTTGCTGTACTTTTCCCCACCCCGTGGCCAGACCTAACACTTATCTTCCTATCCCCACGGGCAATCGCACCAAGAAACTTCACTTGCCAGGGGTCTGGGTCAACCCCCAGCACTTCCCGCACAAACAAAACGGGGTCGGGCTGATACCGGTCCACCCACTGGGCAAAGACATTTTCTTTCACAAACCCCTCACTTGCTTTAAGTTCCGACCCGTGATCCTATCGGTCCAGCATGATGCACACAACCACCTGGTCGCACTCATTTCAACCCCACCCTCTGGTGGCTTCTCAATCAAACAAGTATTGCACTTCTGCAATCTGTGGCCATGGCAATTGCCATTCAACCGGACTGGGTTATTTACAAAATTGCTTTTCATTTTCTTGCCGGACAGTTTCTGCCCTCATTGCAATTTCCATTGCATGGGGGACATTGTTTCTTATTCACTGGATTCTCTGGATTTGATTGTTTTGGTGTATTAGCCATTTGTCGCCCAATATTCTTAATGCCTTAATATATTGTTTCTGATTATGTCGGTTTATATGCCTTGGCACATATTCAACATTAAACAATTGCCTGACTTTAGTTAATAAGGTGATATTCATATTATCCCCACGATATCGTTGATATTGACCCATGCGTGTAAAACAGTGCTGCCGTCTGGACTCATTAAGGTGCAGAACAACTTCCCGTCTTTTTCTCCGTCAGTGTCGATCACGATCCACTCTTGGCCTTTCAGTACCACTGTCGCTAGCTTAGATTTCATCGTTTACTCCGTTGTTTGTGGAGTTGACATTTTTGCACAATTTGACTTGTTTGGTAACTAGTTCAAAATTTTTTTAAAAAATTTTTTTTGTAGGTGTTTAGTGCCGCCACAGTCGCCCCCGCCAAACCGGCCAAGGGGGGGCGCGGCCACCAGGCGCCAGCCGGTCACCAACGACTTATCCACGGATTTTGGCCAACTTTATCCACAGATTCCTGTGCATAAGTAGGCTTGTAATACTTTGATGCACTTAATTCTGTGGATATCTAGTTATCCACTTAACATAATGGTCGTTGTATAA